GGAACACGCACGCCGAGGCAATGGCCGATCACGGGTTCACCGTCGCAGGAAGCCGATAGCCGTGCCGACTTACTCCGTCATTCGCCAGGACACGGGGGCAGAGGTGTACTGCTACACCTACGATCACCCACTGGACCTCGATCTGTTTCCGCCCTCGCTGTTTGACCATGTGCCGCAAGTCGAACCCGAGGTCGTGCCGCCCCCGGTCTACGGCGGTCGCCGCGTTCTCGATCGGCTGGAGTTCCTGCGTCTATTCACGGCGCAGGAGCGGATCACGCTAGTGGAGGCGGCAAAGTCGATTCCTGTTCTGGCCGACTACATGTATCTGCTGGACCGGACGTCAACGGTTCATCTTGATCACGATGACACCCTCAACGGCGTGAACCTGTTGGAGCAGGTTGGACTGATCGCGCCAGGCCGCGCCGCCGAGGTGCTGCATGGCTGAGTACTATCTCGACGTATCTGCGGTCGGGGCCGAGTATGAAGCCTATGCCGCGACGCCGACAACCTGGGGCGCCGGGGCAGGCGACAAGCCGCTACCGATGGACGGCAACGGCCTCGCCGGTCCGTCGCACGCCGCCGCAGTGGCGATCGCAGAGATACAGATCGGCACGCAGCCGTCAGACACAAACACGCTGACTGTTGCTGGTGCAGTGCTGACCGCAAAAACCACCGTTGCCGCAAAGAATCAGTTTGCTATCGGCGGCACCCTCGCGCAGACGGTCAGCAACCTCGTTTCGCTGATCAACACCTACGGCACTGGTAACAATCAGTGCGACGCCGTCGTGGGGTCTGGGGCCAGCGCGGCGACGTTGGCGCTACCGTATTTCGTCTACGCCCGTGTCAAGCCGGGAGCGACAGATACGTTGCAGATCGCGACGCGGGTAGCCGGCACGACGCTGAACAACGCAACTAACAGCGGCATGGCGATCGCGCACACTTTTGGCACGTCCCCGACAATCACGCAGTTTGCCGGTGGTGTTGATGGGCCGTTCGCGTACTTCGCGGCAATCGTCGGCGTCTTCGGAAAGGCCGCGATGGCCTACGGTATCGCGCTGGCGGCGCCGGCTAGCGCCACATCTCCGGATGTGACAACGGACACGATCCATGTGCGGACGAAGCGAAGCGGCGCCAACCTCGGCGTGACCTACTCAACCACCGCTGCGCACGCGGTTACGTGGGCGCAACGTAGTTTCCTGTTCGACGACGGCACGGTTTGGTCCGGTGACAACGGCAGGTTCACCTACAAACACCGATACAACCAATCGTCCAACTCGACGCACAGCTATTCTGTACCCTCGTCCGGGAAGGTCGGCTTCGAATCTCGCGCGGATGGCAACTTCGAGTTGCAAGGAGAGGTGCTCGCTTCGTCGGCCGGCGCTATCGTCTTCGCGGTGCTGCAAAGCAGCTCGCAATTTGCCTTCCTGAGATCGCGTTTCGCGATCGGCTCCGGGCACCTGGCCGCTGGGAAGTTTGTCAAACTCTGCGGCGACAGCGGAGTGCTCGCCAACAATCTCATGGTCGATCTTTCCGGTTCCTATTGCGAGTTGCGCACCAGCGCCACTTCGGTCATTGCTGTGACCGCCAACTCGTCAAGCTGTCGGGTTAAGTGCAATGGATTGCGCGTCAATGTGATTGCCGCATCGTCCCCTATTGGGGCTTTTATCGAGTTTACAGGATCCTCACAAGTCAACAATGCCGTCGAGTGGATCGGTGGCGAAGTGTCCGACTCGAACGGCGTCTATTCGTGCGCCAATCCGTTCAATATTTACGCAGCGGCAGCGTCGACCGACGTCATGATTGACTCTGTAGCCGGTGTGAGCGATCCGGCCGTGGGCTTTACCGCGTCATCCGGTTCGTTCGCTCGCTTGGCCTGGAACCAGCCAGAGGGGCCGTACAAGGGTTATCGTCTAGAAACGCCGCAGTTCTCCGTCGACTGGAAAGGCAATGACACGTTCCCTTACGCAAACGCCGCAGATTTGCGCGGCGTTCCGTGGTCACACCGGGTAACTTGGACCTCCATCCCGTCGCCATTCCACGTCATCACACCCTTGCGTCTGTCGCGCCTGTATCGCAGCGCCTCTGCGGCGAAGACGATCACCGTTCCGCTTTACGTGCCGGATGCCACGACGTTCTACCTCGACGAACTGCAGCTGCTCGTCACCTACCTCGATGCGTCAAGCGTGAGCAGGACGGAAAGGGTCGGCGGCGCGCGCGGCTTGCGCAACGGCACGCGGACGGCGTTGTCGGCCGGGGCGGCGAGTTGGACCGCCAGCGGTGTGGCCTCGCATTCGGCCAAGGAGATCAGCCTAACGACCTCGCAAGCGATCAAGCAGAACAGTGAGATCGTTGTGACGCTCGGCCTCTGTGCCAGCCGCTCGCCGAGCGTCGCGTTCTATGTCTCGCCGGAACTCGTCTTGTCATGACCTCGCTCGTGCAGAACTGGGTCGGTTCGGTGATGGTGTCGAGGGCCGTGGATGTGCCGGACTACAACGTGTCGCGGTTCGGCAATACGACGTCGATCGAACGGCTTCCCACGGAGCCGATCGGTTCTGTCACCCTGACCTTCGACGGCGTCCAGGCGGGGAGCGAGGTCCGTATTTACGATCAGCTCGGCGCGGCGGCGGTCGAACTGGCGGGCGTCGAGTCGTGCGACGTTAATCCTGGGCTGGTGGTGCCCTATTACGGGCCTGGCCAGACGGCACAAGTGGTCATCATTGCCTTGTCGCGCAAGATCAAGTCCTTTCCCATCAGCGTCCCGTCGTCCGACGCCACCGTTCCGGCCCAGCAGGACGTCGACCCGTGGTACAGCAACCCGTAGGAACCCCACATGGCCAAGATCATCGACCCCGACCTGCTGACCTATGCGGTCGACAGCGCGACGAACAACCTGCGCTTCGCCACGTCTGCGAAGACCATCCAGCTCGTCGCCGGCGGCTCGCTGGTCGCCAAGGACGGCGTCACCGGGCAATGCCTGTTCTCGAAAATCAAGGAGGTGCTCAAGGCCGACGCCACGCTGATCAAGTACGCCTTGCCGATCCGCGAGATGATCCACGACGAGTCGATGGAGCTGATCAACGGCTGGACCTTCCTCGACACGACGACGGTGAAAATGGTGCGTGATTGCGGAGTCGCCTACGTCAACGCCTCCGGCGTGCCGACCGCCATGTACGCCTGCGTCGTGACCCTGGGCGCCGTGACCGCCGGCGCACCTTATTTCACGCAGTCGAGCGCCACCAACGCCAGCAGCGGCAGCTTCACCCACATCCATCTCAGCACCACCTTCGGCGTCAATGAGCTGGTACAGATCTACTCCGACAGCAACGGCGACGGGACGCCGGACTACGACTACCGCGCCTACCTCAAGGTCTTCCTGCGCGAACAGGGCTACACCTACGATGAGGCCAGCAATGCTGACATCGGGTACTCGACGCTGACCTACAAAAAGTACAACTTTCCGCTCACGCACCTGGTCGATCCCGGTGTCACCAAGAACGACGCCACGGTGGACGCCTATACCGGGATGTCGATCCAGTGGTACGCCACGCCTCAGCCGTTCAGTCTCGGCAGCAACGGCCCGTATGATTACCACGTCGTGGTCAATGGCAACGGCCACAGCCATGACGAGGTGTATTCCTGGGTGCAGCGCCAGCTCCGCAAATCCTCGGATATCGATGCCGGCGCCGGCAACCGCACCGGGCAGGTCACGCCGGCGCTGGTCGTCATGGACGGCGCGACGCTCAAGACGAAGTACCAGAGCGCCGCAGGCGGCGTGCACGTCAGCAACCTCGCGGCGTCCAGCTACAACAACATCGCCGAAGCCGACGACACGCAAACCGCCCGCACCTACCCCTACACGGCGGCGGTTACGTTCAACTTCGATTCCTACCTGCAGGCCGACGGCGCCGATGCGCGGTTCTGGATCTACGACGCGGTGACCTATCCGGGCGCCGACGCGACCTTGCTCAAGGACGCCGGCAACAACGACATGACCGGCACCGTGGGCGGGCCAAGCGCCTCGTTTTCCTATGCCTGGTCGGTGGACAAGGACTGGGTCGGCGTGGCCGTTGGCGAGAGCAACGCCAAGGTGGCCGTCGCCAGCGGCACGATCCTGCAATCGACGGTCAATAGCGGATCCTTCGTCGCCGGGCAGGAACGCTGGTACCGCAACCCGTAAGAGACCGGCGTGGCCTATACGTTCTCTGGCACCGCGAAAACCATCACCCTGCCCCCGGGGACGGTGACTCTCGACCTCATCGATCTGTATTCGCGCTGGAAAGACTGGGTGTTGGCCGGCAACGCCCAGCATGCGATCGCTTTTCGGGCGGTCGGCGGCGACATCCCGGCCATCCCGCTCTATCTCTTCTTGCTCAACGGCTGGCGCCTCATCCCGCAGAGCGCGAACCATGTGCTGACGGTGATGGCGGGGGTGCTGGAGGTCGACGGCGGTGGCGAGCCGTTCAACGATCCGGCCGGCAGCTACAAGATCCGCATCAACCGCGAGACGCCCGGCATCGCCATCGGCTACTCGTCCGCGGGGGGCTCGGCGCCTTCGGCAGGGCAGGTCGCTGATGCGGTATGGGCCAAGGTGCTGGAAGGTCCGCTTACCGCCGAGCAAATCCAGCGCATTGTGCTGTCCGCCATGGCAGGCGAGACCTCCGGGCTCGGTACCGGCAACGAACACTATCTGGCGCAGGACGGCAACAAGATTCGCATAGATGCGATCTTCGACGCCACCAGTAACCGTACATCGGTGACCCTCGATGGCACTGCTTAGGGGG